CGTGCCAATGCGAAAACTGAAAAACTATAAGCCGACCCGCTTCATGGCAGAGACTTCCCACTACAGCAAGCAGATGGCGGACTTTGCTGTGATGTTCATCGAGCAGCTCACCCACACCAAGGGCACGTGGGCAGGAAAGCCATTCGAGCTGATCGACTGGCAGGAACGGATTATCCGTGACCTGTTCGGTGTCCTAAAGCCCAACGGCTACCGGCAGTTCAATACAGCCTACATTGAAATCCCGAAGAAGATGGGCAAGTCGGAGCTGGCCGCTGCGGTCGCCCTGCTCCTTTGCTGCGGTGACGGTGAGGAACGCGCCGAGGTCTACGGCTGCGCTGCCGACAGACAACAGGCTACCATCGTTTTTGATGTCGCTGCAGATATGGTGCGGATGTGCCCGGCGCTAAACCGGCGCGTGAAGATACTGGCCTCCCAGAAGCGAATCATATATGAGCCGACAAACAGCTTTTATCAGGTGCTCTCCGCTGAGGCCTACAGTAAGCACGGTTTTAACATCCACGGCGTGGTCTTTGACGAGCTGCACACGCAGCCGAACCGAAAGCTCTTTGATGTCATGACCAAGGGCTCCGGCGATGCCAGAATGCAGCCGCTGTATTTTCTGATTACCACTGCCGGAAACGATACAAACACCATTTGCTATGAAGTCCACCAGAAAGCGCAGGACATCCTCGACGGCAGAAAGGTCGATCCAACCTTCTATCCGGTCATTTACGGCGCGGAGCCTGACGAGGACTGGACTGATCCAGAGGTGTGGAAAAAAGCAAATCCTTCTCTGGGTATCACGGTCGGCATCGATAAGGTGGAAGCTGCCTGCGAGTCGGCAAAGCAAAATCCCGGCGAGGAAAATTCTTTCAGGCAGCTGCGCCTCAATCAATGGGTAAAGCAGGCCGTCCGCTGGATGCCAATGGATAAATGGGACGCATGCGCTTATCCCGTGAATGAGGACGACCTCGAAGGCCGCGTCTGCTACGGCGGTCTTGACCTGTCCTCCACTACGGACATCACGTCCTTCGTGCTGGTATTCCCGCCAAGGGATGAGGACGACAAGTATGTGATTCTCCCGTACTTCTGGGTGCCGGAGGATACACTCGACCTCCGTGTCCGGCGTGACCACGTGCCTTACGACACTTGGGAGAAAGAAGGCGCACTGCAGACCACCGAAGGCAATGTCATTCATTACGGATACATTGAGAAATTCATCGAACGCCTTGGCGAGCGCTTCAATATCCGCGAGATTGCCTTCGACCGCTGGGGAGCCGTCCAGATGGTACAGAATTTGGAGAACATGGGCTTTACCGTCGTGCCCTTCGGTCAGGGTTTTAAGGACATGAGTCCTCCGACAAAGGAGCTCATGAAGCTGACGCTGGAGAAAAAGCTCGCCCACGGCGGCCATCCGGTGCTCCGCTGGAATATGGATAACATCTTCATCCGCACCGATCCAGCCGGAAACATCAAGGCTGATAAGGAAAAATCTACAGAAAAGATCGACGGAGCCATCGCCACCATTATGGCGCTTGACCGTGCGATCCGCTGCGGCAACGACAACGGTGCTTCTGTCTACGACGGCAGAGGCATTTTATTTATCTGAAAGGCAGGTGATCAACATGAGCATATTTTCAGGACTGTTTCGTTCAAGAGATAAGCCTACCAATGCGACGTCTGGAAGCTCCTACCGCTTCTTCTTCGGCGGCACGACCTCCGGCAAAGCCGTGACGGAGCGCTCCGCCATGCAGATGACGGCGGTCTACTCCTGCGTGAGGATTCTATCTGAGGCGATTGCAGGCCTGCCGATCCATCTCTACCGATACGGCGAAGACGGCAGCAAGGAAAAAGCGACAAATCATCCGCTCTACTTCCTGCTTCACGATGAGCCGAATCCGGAAATGACATCCTTTGTATTCCGGGAAACGCTGATGACGCATCTTCTCCTGTGGGGAAACGCCTACGCGCAGATTATCCGAAACGGCAAAGGTGAAGTGGTCGCGCTCTATCCCTTGATGCCAAATCGTATGACAGTCAACCGCGATGAAAACGGAGAGCTTTATTACGAATATCAGACCTCACAGGATGAAGCACACACGATGAATGGAAGCCGCGTAAGACTCCAGCCATCCGATGTGCTGCACGTTCCCGGTCTTGGCTTTGACGGCCTCGTAGGCTACAGCCCGATTGCAATGGCCAAGAACGCCATCGGCATGGCAATTGCCTGTGAGGAATACGGCGCTAAGTTCTTTGCGAACGGTGCGACGCCCGGCGGCATCTTGGAGCATCCCGGCGTGGTAAAAGACCCGGAGCGCGTGAGGGAAAGCTGGAACTCGGCCTTCGGCGGCAGCTCCAATGCAAACAAAGTTGCTGTGCTGGAGGAAGGCATGAAATATACGCCTATCTCCATCTCACCGGAACAGGCGCAGTTTTTGGAGACGCGGAAATTCCAGATCAACGAGATCGCTCGTATCTTCCGCATCCCGCCTCACATGATCGGCGACCTTGAGAAATCGAGCTTCTCGAACATCGAACAGCAGTCGCTGGAGTTCGTGAAATACACGCTCGACCCGTGGGTATGCCGCTGGGAACAGTCCATGCAAAGAGCCCTGCTCTCGCCGGACGAGAAGAAGGAATACTTCTTCAAATTCAATGTGGACGGGCTACTCAGAGGCGACTACCAGAGCCGCATGAACGGTTATGCGGTCGGACGCCAGAACGGCTGGATGTCCGCTAACGATATCAGGGAGCTTGAAAACCTCGACCGTATTCCGGATGAGGAAGGCGGCGACCTGTACCTGATCAACGGCAATATGACCAAGCTCAAGGACGCAGGTATTTTTGCGACCTCAGCACAGACGCAGGAGGAATCTGATGAAACGAAGGAAACACAAACCGAGCCGGAACCCGAAAGCGGGAGTACCCGGTTCAGAAAGAAGGAGGCACTATGACCAGAAAGTTTTGGAACTGGGTGCGAAACGAGGAGCCGGACAGCTTTGGCTCCGACCGAACGCTCTACCTCGACGGGGAAATTTCCGATGAGACGTGGTTCGGCGACGAAGTAACACCCAAGCTATTTAGCGATGAACTGCATGCAGGCGATGGAAACATCACCCTCTGGATCAACTCTCCGGGAGGTGATGTTTTTGCTGCTGCACAGATCTACAACATGCTGATGGATTACCCGCACGACGTAACGGTTAAGATCGACGCCCTTGCTGCTTCGGCGGCATCGGTTATCGCTATGGCCGGTACAAAGGTCTGCATGAGTCCCGTGGCCATGATGATGGTACACAACCCTGCGACCATCGCCATCGGTGATACCGAGGAAATGCAGAAGGCCATCGACATGTTAAACGAAGTCAAGGAATCCATTATGAACGCCTACGAAATCAAGTCCGGGCTCTCCCGCCACAAGATTTCACAGCTCATGGATGCCGAGACGTGGATGAACGCCAAAGAGGCCGTGAAGCTCGGCTTTGCTGACGAGATTCTGTTCAGGGATGGTGAGAAACCTGTCCCGGAGGATACGGCTGATGCGGAGATGCTTTTTTCCCGCAAGGCCGTCACTGATTCGCTGCTTTCCCGACTGATTCCTAAGAAAAAGCCGGAAGCAAATAAACACATGGTACCAGTAACCGATCTTGAGAAGCGCCTTTCGCTTCTCGCACATTAAAGGAGGATTTTTACTATGACTCAGATTATGGAACTCATGGAAAAGAGAGCGAAGGCATGGGAGGCCGCTAAGGCATTTCTGAACTCTCACTCTCAGAACGGCGGCATGGTCTCTGCGGAGGATGCTGCAACCTACGACAAGATGGAAAAGGAAGTCACCGACCTCACCAAGGATATCGAGCGCCTGCAGCGTCAGGAGCAGATCGATAAGATGATGAGTGCTCCGACTTCTACTCCGCTCACCGGAAAGCCCGGTGTAAAGGATGAACCGGAGGATATGCCCGGCAGAGCGTCCGCAGCCTACAAAAAGGCCTTCTGGGACAACATCCGTCATCCCGGCAATCCCGCGATCCGCGACGTGCTGGAGGAAGGAACCGATGCCAACGGCGGATACCTCGTTCCGATTGAATTCGAACACACTCTTGTTCAGGCACTCAACGAAAACAACATCATGCGTACCATCGGCTGCAAGGTCATCACCACGCAGAACGAGCGCAAGATCCCTGTGGCAAATGGCCATACGCAGGCGGCATGGACTGCCGAGAACGGTGCCTACACCGAGAGCAATCCTACCTTCAGCCAGACCAGCATTGACGCTTTCAAGCTGACTGACCTCATCAAGGTTTCTGACGAACTGCTTTCCGACAGCTTCTTCGATATCGAGGGCTACATCTCCGAGGAATTCGGTCGCGCCTTCGGTGAAGCTGAGGAGGATGCCTTCATCAACGGTGCTGTACAGACCGGCCAGACGGCTATCGACAGACCGACCGGCCTGTTCATTCCTTCTGCCGCTGGTGGTGCTCCTTCCGGTGTAACCGCAGCATCCGCTACGGCAATTACCGCTGATGAACTTATCAGCCTTGTGTATTCCCTCAAGGCTCCATATCGCAGCAAGGCAAAGTTCCTTATGAACGATGCCACTGTCGCAGCCATCAGAAAGCTCAAGGATCTGAACGGCGTCTATGTATGGCAGCCTGCCCTTACTGCCGGAGAGCCTGACAGACTGCTCGGCTATCCGCTCTACACCTCTCCGAAGGTGCCTACAATGGCCGCAGGCGCAAGAGCCATCGCATTCGGCGATTTCTCTTGCTACTGGATCGCTGACAGAGCCGGTCGCACGATCAAACGCCTTAATGAACTTTATGCTACCAACGGTCAGGTAGGCTTTACCTGCACGGAGCGTGTTGATGGCAAGCTGATCCTTTCCGAAGGCATCAAGATTCTCGACATGAAGGCGAGCTCCGGCAATTAAGGAATGGAGGTGAACGACCGTGGCTTTGATTTCAACTGAAGATGCGAAGGCCTATCTGCGCGTAGATTCGTCGGATGAGGATGCCACGGTCGGTATCCTCTTGGCCTCCGCTATTCGCTTATGTATCGATATTGCAAGACTTACGGATAACCAGTGGGAAGTGATCGACTCCGATGCTGCTTCTTCTGACGAGTATACCGAGGCGGAACTGTCTGCAATCCGGGAAACCATGAAGGTCGCTATCCTCTACACCTGCGCTTATCTCTTTGAACACAGGGAGGAAGCCGACCACCATGCGCTCACCATGACACTGCGCTCTCTTCTTTTTGCAATACGGGAAGGAGCGTTTTCATGAATATAGCAGCTATGAGGGTGCGCGTCACCTTCCAGAAAAATGCGGTCATCGTCGACAAATACGGAAACCACAAAACCGGCTGGACGGATTACTTCTCATGCTGGGCGACTGTTGGCACAAGCTCCGGTTCGGAAAGCTCCGGTGTCGTCATCAATCCGGAGGAATCGCTGGACTTCACCTGCCGCTACTGCTCTGAGCTTGCGGCTGTGGAATCGACAAAATACCGGATCATCGCGGAAGGCCGCACCTACAACATCACCTATGTGAACCCGATGGGCTATAAGCATAACAGCCTGAAATTCAACTGCAAGCTGGAGAAAAACGCATGAGTAGAACTGTATCAATAAGCGAGATGGGCGACGCCATTATGGAGGAGCTCGAAAAATATTCAAAGCTCGCCACGGATGACCTGAAGGCTGCTGTGAAAGAGACTGCTGCTTCTGTCCGCAAGGATATTCAGGCAGGTGCTCCGGTCGATACCGGCAAATACAAGAAAAGCTGGTCGGTCAAGAATATGCACGAGGATTCACAGAGCATTGACCTCGTGGTGCATTCGAGGAACCGCTATCAGCTTGCGCACCTTCTGGAGCATGGGCATGTAAAGCGTGGCGGCGGACGTGTTCCGGCACAGCCGCATATCGCATCAGCCGAGGAGCGCGGAAACGAAAAACTCGTCGATACCATCGAGCAGAAGCTGGGAGGTGGATCATGACATACGACGATGTAATCACCATGTTAGAGGAAGCCGGACTCCCGCTCGCCTACGACCACTTTGCCGAAGGTGAGTCGCCAGACCCGCCCTTCCTCGTTTTTCTATATCCGGGCTCTGACAATATGTTCGCAGATGACACGGTGTTCCAGAAAATTGATGAGCTGAACATCGAATTATACACGGACATAAAAGACCCGGAAACAGAAACCCAGATTGAGGACATCTTGATCCGGCACGACCTGCCTTATGAAAAATCAGAGGTGTGGATCGAGTCGGAGAAGCTGTACGAGGTCTTATATCAAACACAGATTATAGGAGGATAAACGACTATGGCTAACACAAGTAACAAGGTCAAGTTCGGCCTGAAAAACTGCCACTACGCCATTGCTACGCTTGCCGCTGATGGTACTGTTACCTTTGGCACGCCTGTAGCAATGCCCGGTGCCGTATCCCTTTCGCTGGATGCCGAGGGAGATAATGATCCGTTCTATGCGGACGACTCCGTATATTATATGGTCTCCAATAATAACGGCTATTCCGGCGACTTTGAGCTGGCGCTGATTCCGGAGAGCTTTCTCACGGATGTCATGCACGAGACTGAGGATGCCAACGGTGTCATTGTGGAGAACAAGGATGTGGAGCCGGAGCATTTTGCGCTGCTTTTCGAATTCTCCGGCGACCAGAGGAAGATTCGTCACTGCATGTATTACTGCAGCGCGACCCGCCCTTCCGTCACCGGCAGCACCAAGGAGGACTCTACCGAGGTGCAGACAGAGACGCTTTCCATTACGGCCTCTCCGCTGCCTTCCGGTATCGTGAAGGTCAAAACGGGCACGAACACTACAAGCGCTGTTTACGACGCTTGGTACAACGCTGTATATGAGCCGAGTGCATCGGTAAGCGGCGGTGAATAAGGAGGCGCAATATGGCTGTAACAAAAACAATCGAGGTTGATGGCAAAGAGGTGCAGTTCCGCGCCTCTGCCGCCATTCCTCGCCTTTACAGAAATAAGTTTCACAGGGACATTTACAAGGACTTAAACGAGCTGCAGAAAGGCATCGACGAAAGCGACGCAGAAAGCTCAAGTCTCGACACCTTTTCTCTGGAGCTTTTTGAGAACATCGCATGGCTGATGGCAAAGCACCAGAATCCTGATGCCCCGGACACTCCGGAGGACTGGCTCGATCAGTTTAACACCTTCTCTATCTATGAAATCCTGCCGCAGATCATCGAGCTGTGGGGACTGAATGTGGAACAGCAGGTGGAATCTAAAAAAAACATCATCCGACAGAGCGGGAAATGACAACCCCGCTCTTTTTACTCCGGTGCGTGCAGATCGGGCTTTCCATCTCGGAGCTCGACCTGCTCACCATCGGGACTGTCAATGACATGTACGCAGAAATGAGCAACGACGATTACAACTATCCTGCGCTCGCGACTCAGGAGCAGATGGATCGATTTTAACAGGAAGGAGGTCATCGCATGGCTGACAGAATAAAAGGCATAACCGTGGAAATCGGCGGCGATACGACCGGCCTTTCCAAAGCCCTCTCCGGCGTAAATAAAGAAATCAAATCAACGCAGTCGCAGCTGAAGGACGTCAACAAGCTCTTGAAGCTCGACCCGACAAATACCACGCTGCTCGAACAGAAACAGAAGCTCTTACAACAGGCAGTCTCCGAAACGAAGGAAAAGCTCACACAGCTGAAGTCCGTGCAAGACCAGATGGATGCTGGACTAAAAAACGGTACCGTCACCCAGCAACAATATGATGCATGGCAGCGTGAGATCATAGAGACCGAAAACGAGCTCAAAAACCTCGAACAGCAGTGCAAAAATACCGATACTTCAATCACCGCAACACTCAAGGCGACCGGCTCCAAGCTGCAGGAGGTCGGCGGGAAAATCTCTGATGTCGGTACAAGCCTATCGACGCATGTCACGGCTCCCATTGTCGCCATCGGCGCTGCCTCCATTGCAGCCTTTAACGAGGTGGACGCTGGCCTCGACATCGTTGCGCAGAAAACTGGCGCTACCGGCGATGAGCTGGAGGATATGTGCCAGATCGTAAAAGACCTCGCCACAGAGATACCGACGGACTTCGAAACTGCCGGTGCCGCTGTCGGCGAGGTCAACACGCGTTTCGGCCTGACCGGACAGGCGCTGGATGACCTATCGGCAAAATTCATCAAGTTTGCCCAGCTCAACGATACCGATGTTTCGACATCTATCGACAATGTATCCTCCGTCATGAACGCCTTCGGTATGGATGCTTCTGAGGCGGATAACCTTCTGGACGCCTTAAATGCTACCGGTCAGGCCACCGGCATTGATATGGACACGCTGGCAAATGCTCTCTCCTCCAATGCCGCGCAGCTGAAGGAAATGGGACTCACCGCCCAGCAGGCCGCTGGCTTTATGGGCATGGTGGAAATGTCCGGTCTTGATACCTCTGCCGCCATGATGGGCTTAAAGACCGCCATGAAGAATGCAACGGCAGACGGAAAAACACTGGATCAGGCACTTGCTGACTTCTCCGCCACCATGCAGGGAAGCGGCAGCGATGCAGAAAAGCTGCAGGCGGCCTACGATCTTTTTGGCAGTAAAGCGGGTGCATCCATTTACAATGCCGTTCAGACCGGAAAGCTCAATCTGTCGGATTTCTCTGGCTTTCTTGGCGATTTTGAAGGAAGTGTCGAGAACACCTTCAATGAGACCCTCGACCCGATTGACCAGTTCCAGATGACCATGAACTCTCTGAAGGAAACCGGTGCGGAGGTCGGCAACTCCCTGATGGCAGTTCTCGCGCCAGTCCTGAAGGAGCTTTCTGACAAGCTGAAATCCCTCGCCGAATGGTGGAACAACCTCGGAGAGCCCATGCAGCAGATGATCGTAAAGATTGCTCTCGTGGCGGCTGCAATCGGCCCGGTACTTGTAATAGTCGGCAAGGTAATCTCCGCCGTCGGCACAATTATGACGATCATTCCGACGGTCACCTCTGCTATGGCCGGAGTAAAAACGGCGATGGCAGGCCTGAATGCTGTCATGGCAGCAAATCCGATAGGTCTGATCATTACTGCTATCGGCCTTCTGGTGGCTGCCTTCATCTACCTGTGGAACAATTGCGAGGGCTTCAGAGAATTCTGGATCAACCTCTGGGAGAAGATCAAGGAAATCGCCATTACTGTATGGACGGCGATCAAGGACTTCTTCGTCAGTATCTGGGAGGCCATAAAGAACACCTTTACCACTGTGGTAAATGCGATCAGCAGCTTTCTTTCCACGGCATGGAATACGATAAAAACTACGGCCGAAACCGTGATGAATGCCATAAAGACAGTTATCTCCACTATCTGGAATGGCATCAAGAGCTTTTTTGAAACCATATTCAATGCCATAAAAACTGTGGTGACCACCTATTTCAATATCTACAAGACGATCATCGAAACCGTCCTGAACGTGATAAAGACCGTGGTGACTACTGTTTGGAATGCGATAAAAACCGCTGTAGAAACTGTCGTGAATGCCATAAAGACAGTTATCACCACGGCTTGGAATGCCATCAAGACTACGACCTCTACGATTTTCAATGCCGTAAAGAGCGTGATCACTTCCGTATGGAATGGCATAAAGAGCGCAGTCATGAATGTGGTAAATACCATGAAGTCCGGAATCAGCAATGGCTTCAATGCGATCAAGAGTACGGTTTCCAATATCGTAAACGGGATCAAGAATACGATCTCCAATGTGTTCAATACAATCTGGAGCACGGTATCCGGCATTGTAAACAAGCTAAAGAGCGTGTTCAACTTCAGCTGGAGCCTGCCAAAGATCAAGCTGCCGCACTTTTCCATAACAGGCAGCTTTTCGCTGAATCCGCCGTCCATACCGCACTTTTCTGTGGACTGGTATAAGAAGGCGATGTCCGGCGGCATGATTTTAAAGGACGCGACCATCTTCGGCCAGAGCGGCGGCACACTGCTTGGCGGAGGCGAGGCCGGTGATGAGGCTGTGGTCGGCGTGAGCTCACTGCGCTCCATGATTCAGGATGCAGTAAGCAGCGCAACCCTCAGCGTTTCCGGCGACCAGCCTCTCATCAATATCGAGGAGATGAGCGTCAGAAGCGACGATGATATCCGGAAGATTTCTCAGCAGCTGAATACACTGCTTACTGCCGGACGCAGGGCGAAAGGACTGGTGTAATATGGGATTTTCATTTAACGGAACAACCTCCCAGTCTATGGGACTTGCGACAAGAATAACAAACGAATATCGGATGCCGGAGCTTCGGAATAACACGATCACCATGCCCGGACGGCACGGCGTATTTGATTTCGGAGAAACGGTATCCGAGCGAAAGATACTGATTTCCTGCTTTATTCCTCCGGGAAAGACAGACGCGCAGTTTCTGTCAAAGAAGGATGACATTATTGAGTGGCTCAATCCGGACAACGGCCTATGCCAGCTCATTCTGGATAAGGAACCGGGACGAGTGTATGAAGCAAGGCTTACGTCCGGATTCTCCTTTGACCGGGCAGTTCGTAATTCCTGCACCTTTGATCTGGAATTTTTCTGCCCAGACCCTTATGGCTATGCCATATCGGACGAGACCTTTGATTTTGCGGAAGCCGGAACCTTTACTGCTTCCCGCGCTCTTGGAAATATCGAGTCTTACCCGGTCTACTCCTTGAAGGGTGTGATCCCTTCCGGGACTGACTCGTATATCTCCATAACCACAAACGGCAGCGAGCTTCAGATCACTGGACGGCTTGCTGCCGGAGAAACCTTGATTATTGACTCCGACCTTATGACAGCAAAGGTAGTGGATTCCAATGGCGAGACGCTTAGAAACGGTCTCCCGCTTCTGTCGGAGCTGAATTTCCCGGTCTTAAATACCGGAGATAATACCATCGTGATTGCTGCGGTCGGTGCAAATACAACATTTACGGAACTGAACATTCAGGCCAGAAGCCGCTGGAGGTGATTTTACATGGCTCTTAAAAATATACTGAATACCCAAGATGCCTTCACCGGTGAGTTTCCGGCTGAGTGGGCTCCGGACGGCCTCTGGCGCTTTAATGAATCTGAGCCGGATTCCAATAATTATCTTGCCGACTACTCCGGGAAGGATCGCAAGGCATATATCCACAACTGGAGCGGCACCACTGCCGATATGAAAACCGGCAATTTCGGTCGCTACTTTCAGATGAACATCAATAATCCATCTTCGGAGAAAACCTATTTGAAGGTGGAGAACGACGGCAGCATCTTTTCAAGCCTCGGTGATACCATCGTGGTCGGCGGCTGGATGAAGCCTACGACATATTCTGTAGGCAACACCTATACTCCAATCCTGAATACCCGCTATGGCTCCGGCCAGCCGATTTTTTATTTGTCGCTGATCAGAGGAAAGCCAAGGATCATGCTGTATAACTCCTCTGGTTCTCTGATTCTCGACACGTCGGTAACGCCATCATTCTCTCTGCTAAACGGCTACTGGTACTTTATCGCCTGTGTGATTAAGCCAAATGCCAAGACAGCGCAGTATATCCTTGGCGATAAGAGCTCCGGCACGGTATGGCAATCAAGCGTGCTGACCTTTACCGGAGAGCTGAACCGCTCATGCGTGGCAGACCTCATCTGGGGAATGCACGCGGATTCCTACTGGTATGCAGGAGGCTTTGATGACTGGTTCCTTGATTGCGACTCTGACCTTACAGCAGATGACCTTGCAGAATATTTTCTGGAGTCACTTTCCGCAAACGGCGCAGATCTGACGGGAGATGTGGACGGCCTGACGACACCGGGTGTCGTTACGCTAAGAGCCACTGACTCTGTCTATCCGTCAAGCGGACAGCTCATTACTGCAGCAAGGGATTGTGGCGTGACCGGTAACGGCAGAGTTTCTGTGAAGGCAGATTACTCTCCGGGAGAGACTTCTATCTCACTTGTGGAAACAGTCACCTCGGATGACCTCACCACTTGGACAGAGTGGCAGGCTGTCGGCGCAAACGGCGAGCTGGAATCTCCTGAAAGAAAATACATCAAATACCGCGTGACGCTTGCTACCACAAATACGGCAAGAACACCTACGCTTGTCTCCATCAGTCTCTACGATAATCCAAAGCCGCTCTACACCAAGCTCGGCTACGCAAGACCGGTCATTCTGGACTCGGACGGGAATGTGGAGGCTGTATTGGATAACGCCTATGACATCATTGTGACCAGTGAAATCAACGGCGTGGACGAGCTGGAATTTAAGCTGCCATTTCAGGACAGCAAACGTGCCTATATCGATAACGAAAAGACCGTGCGCATTGTCAGCGACACCTATCGCATCCGTACCATTACGGACGACAAGGAAGAAAGCGGCAAGGCCATCACCACGGTTTATGCGGAGGCAGCATTCTATGATCTTGCCTACTCCGTAAAGAAGGATGAGATTACTTTTAACGCAGACACAGCAGATGTGCCGATGGCATACGCCCTACAGGGAACCGACTGGGATGTGGGAACGGTCAACGTCTCCACAAAACGAACTTGGACTTGCTCTGAGAAAAACGCGCTGGCGATTCTGCGGGCAGTACAGAATATTCACGGCGGCGACCTGATTTTTGATAACGCAAACAGGATCGTGAAGCTCCTGACCTTCTCCGGTGAGGATTCCGGCGTGTTGTTCTGCTACAAGAAAAATATGAAATCTATCCAGCGTGTCATTGATACGACCAGCCTGATTACAAGGCTTTATGCCTACGGCAAGGACGGCATGACCTTTGCTTCGATCAATAACGGCAACGAATATGTGCAGGACACAACATATACCTCCGAGATACGAATAGCTACGCTGGACTGCTCGAACTTCACCAATCCGTATCAGATGCTGGAGTATGCCAATATGCGTCTGGCGGACTACGCCTCTCCGCGTATCTCCTATGTGCTAAAGGCCGTAGATCTGTCAGTGCTGACCGGCTACGAGCACGAAACTTGGGAGCTTGGCGATACGGTTATGGTGAAGGATGACGACCTGAACCTGTCTGTAAAGACCAGAATCGTCCGCAGGGAATACAACCTTCAGGAACCTTGGAATACCGTGCTGGAGCTTTCCACCACGCTCCGGGAGCTGGGTGATTCCTCCTCCCGCTGGGACAGTGCCGCTGACACACTGGAATCCACCGACCTCATCGACAGTCAGGAAATGAAGGATCTGGTGCCCTTTAACCACCTGCGAAATTCAAGAGCAGACTCCGGCCTGACCTACTGGCAGAATTCTGGTTTCAGCGTGGACGCGGACAATGGTGTATCCGGCACGGCCTCCTTCAAATGCGAAGGCGCTCTGAATACCACAAAGAGCCTATCGCAGACCATAACGCCCGCCAACCGGCAGTGCTATACCTTCTCAGCGCAGATTGCTTCCGAGAATCTTGTAAAAGGCAGCAGCGGTCAGGTGGGCATTGAGGTGACCTTCGAATACGAGGACGGCACAACGGAAACACGCTTTATTGACCTGATCTGAAGGAGGGATTGCTATGGCTTCATTTACACACGTGGCACAGGACGTCTCTCCTCAGTATGGCCGCGTAGCAAAGATCACCATCCGGGTATGCGTGACTGACTGCACCGGCACTGTCTATATCACAGATATGCTCCTGCAGGGCGGTTCCATCGCAACCGGCTGGGTAGGTCATGTATCAGAAATTCAATGGACGGAGGACGGATAAATGCCGGAGTTTACACGCTTTACAGAGACAATTACAAAAAAGCAGGATAAACGCGTCGTAAACATCTCGGTAAAGCCCACCGTCATAGATTGCACCGGCTCGGTCTGGTTTACCGACCTCATGCTGCAGGAAGGTGACAAGGTCACCGGCTTTGTCATCAACACCGGGACGCTTCTGGAAAAATACGACGGCGATGATGCCACAACCGGAAAGAGATTTTATAACGGCATCGTCCGCTCCGCTGCAACCTGCGTCATTTTCAACCTCGGCTCCACTGCTGCTGGTCTCGACTACAAGGTCTATCCGATTCAGGCAATGGCCGCCGGGAGTATTTCGCTTGCGCTGGGTGAAGGTGCTCATAAGGCAACCTTCAAAGCCGCAGTATCTGCCGGTGATGAGTTTGACCTTTTCGCTTCTACGAGGGAGTGCCTCAAAAACGGATCGGCGACCACCAAGGACGGCTTTTTCCAATACTCCGCTGCCGGTGACAGCAAGCACCCGATCACTGTGGAAGATAAAAAGTCGGCTCGCATCTATGTGGAATTTCAGGAAATGCAGGACGGAGGTGATGCCCTGTGAGCTACGATTATTTGAAAGGCCGCAAGTGCATGGTCTGGACATTCATGGGCAATTCCAGAATGTATCAGGCGCTTGCCGCATATGGAGACCGCCTCTCGCAGGTAGGTCTCTTTTCTTTTAAGGTATCGCGCACCGGTGTCATCACGGAAAGCGGTGTGGCCATTTCCAATATGCTGACCTACATCAACCGATGGCCGCATATCAAATGGCTGCTGACGATATCCAACGATGGCACAAACAGTATCTTTGCGGCTCTCCGGGATAATACGGACGGTGCTCAGGATACCTTTCTTTCAGAGATCGTCCGCATCATGGAAAAATATCCGTGGTGCGACGGCATTGACATCGACCTTGAAAAAGGCGACGGATATTCTACGCACGCTGCCTCCACGGCGATGTTTCGGAATATCTATAACACGGTAAAAGGCTATGACAGCAGCAAGCTCATGAACATCTGCCTGCCGGGTATGAACGCTATCAATGGCTCGGTCGGCGGCGAGAACTGGTGCGTTTACGGCGACCTTAACGCTTACTGCGATACGGCGGCCATCATGAGCTACGGTATGGCATGGGCGGGCTCTGCTCCCAGCGCTGTCTCTCCAAGGGACTGGCTTGAGGGTATTTACGACTATGCGGTCACAGTCATGAATCCGGAGAAGATCTTCTTCGGTCTGCCTGCATACGGCTGGAACTGGCAGATTTATGATCTCCCCGCAAACCTTGGTAAGACCTATCGCGGCACGTCAAATACCTACTACGCGGCAAAGAACTGGATGACCGGGCAGTATAACTTCACGGACGATGCTCCTCCGCAGCCCTTCATCCCGATCCTCGCATACTGGGACGATTACGATATGGTGCCTTGGGCGCTTCCGCAGGTCTACGACTTCATGGAAGGCCGGGACGCCACAAGCTACGAGTATCCGCTGATGAACGGAACCTATAACAGGCGGCACTACCTGACAGCCTACAGCAAGGAGCAGCACACAGAGTTCGGCACCATCTATGTGGACGCGGATGGAACGACAAGCTCCTACTCCGGCATCGTATCCTTTGAAAACGGTGTGGCTACTCTCGGTGACGCTGGCACTGCCACCTATACCTTTTCCGTTTCAAGCGCCGGAACCTACGACATCGCCATAAGGCTCTGCTATCCCTTCTGGGATAAGAACGGCATCTATGTTTCGATTGACGGCAGTACGACGCACTTTACGGAAAGCAGGCTCTGGTGGCCATATTGGAGGAGCACCTTCTGGGCAACGCTCGCCAGCGGCATTTCACTATCCGCCGGGACGCACACCATCGTAATATCCGTGGATGTAAAAGGCGTGCAGTTTTATGGCTACCGTGTTTGCAGCAGCTTTTCAGAGGCTCCCTCTGCGGGCAGCGCGACCTTTACGCTCTCACCTCGTCACTTTATCGATGTGGACGGAAATCAGTGCCAACCGGACAGGGCTTTCAAGCTCACCTGCGAAATGCTCAGGCGGAAACCGGACTCCGCCCTCATCTGGTATGAGGACTTCCGTGACTATGGCGTGCTGCAAACAAACTATTACACGACGCTTTCAGGATCATGGACGGTATGGCGTGAGGATGAATATTCCGAAAGCCGCGTCTACTCCCAGCTTGACGGCTCCGGGAAGCTCGCATGGCGATACGACGGCTTTTCCGATATTCACCTGCGGGCAAGGCTGGCCTTCCCGTGGGCAGGAAGCGGCAAGGCCGGAGTATTCTGCGGCGATCTGTTCTGCTGCCTGAATTACGATTCACAGGCTGTGGAGCTCTATAACGGCAGCACGCTCCTTGGCAGCTACAGCCAGACTATCGAGAGAACAGCAAATGCCGACCTTCGTACCGATCCATCCATGTACACGGTCGAGATGCGTATCCGTGGAAACAAGGTGCGCGTCTATTCCGGCTCGTCCTATACGCTGCGCTTCACGGCTACGGTCAGCGGCTTTTCCGGAGGCTATGCGGGATACCGGTCAGATAACCGGACGGTCTGCGAGCTTTTACGCCTTGGCGATGCATGGACTTACGAGCCCTACGAGCGTTTTGATGTTACCTTCCCGGACGGAACCGTTACACAGTACGGCAGGATCAGCCGGTCGAATGTCACATGGGATACAGAATTTCAGGTGTTTACTTTAACCTCGGATATCGAGGAGGATGCGACACGCAGCGAGAGCATTTCGCTGGATTATGAGTTCTACCACTCCCACGAGCTTGATCTGACCTGTGGCAACGATTATACGGTGACCATCACCCCGAAGGACATCGATATTTGGATAGCGAGACTTTTCCTCGGAGACGCAGACGGCTTTTCCATCCTCTACTATCAGGACGTGGATTCGCTTGTTTACTGGGCAAATGAAGCGGCCTACCGCTGGGGAGTGAGAGGTTTTGCCATGTGGTCGCTGGGACAGGAGGATATGCGACTCTGGGAGGCGCTGCCAAAACAGACATAACTTCATACACGGATACAGTTCACGAGGCTGTCTGCATGATGCAGGCGGCTTTTATTTTGCACAAAGGAGGGATTTTCTCATGAAAGAATTCTGGAACACGATCCAACTGGTATTCACCGCTGTCGGAGGCTGGCTCGGCTATTTCTTAGGCGGCTGCGACGGGCTTTTGATCGCGCTGGTGATCTTTGTGACCTGTGACTACCTGACCGGCATCATGTGTGCCATCGCCGACAAAAATCTTTCAAGCGAGGTCGGCTTTAAGGGAATCTGTCGCAAGGTGCTGATCTTCCTACTGGTGGGCATTGGAAACGTCATTGATGTTCAGGTGCTCGGTCATCCGGGAGTGCTTCGCACTGCGATCATCTTTTTCTACCTGTCCAATGAAGGCCTGTCTCTGACGGAGAACGCAGCGCATCTCGGCCTGCCGGTACCTGAGAAATTAAAGGAGGTCTTGGAGCAACTCCACGACCGTCACGATGAGGAGGAAAAATAACATGACGAAAAAAGGAATCGACGTCAGTCATTGGCAGGGAACCATTGACTGGAATAAGGTCAAAAAGGCCGGTATCGAGTTTGCCATCATCAAGGCTGGCGGCTCCGATGCCGGTTTTTATACGGACAGCAAATGGGAAACAAATTACAAGGGTGCGAAGGCTGCCGGTATTCCCATCGGCGCTTACTACTTTGTCGGAAAGGACTGCGTGACTGCTGCCGCCGGAAAAGCGGACGCTGAACGCTTCCTGCAAATCCTGAAGGGCAAGCAGCTGGAATATCCGGTCTATATGGATAACGAGGCACAGCCTGCTTCTGCCAAGGCCGGTATCACGGAGGCCACCATTGCTTTCTGTGAGACGATGGAAGATGCCGGATACTTCGTCGGCATTTACGGCTCCGCTGTTTCCGGTTTCAAAGAGCGCATGGATGACTCCAAGCTCACACCCTACGCCCACTGGGTAGCACAGTATGCCAGCAAATGTTCCTATAAGGGCGACTATGGCATCTGGCAGTATTCTTCCAAGGGCTCTGTGGATGGTATCAGCGGCAACGTGGATCTGGACTACGCCTATGTAGATTATCCGACCATCATCAAGAACGGCGGCTTCAATGGCTATACGAAGGATGCCTTTGACGACAACACCCCTGCTCCAGCGACAAGCTCCCAGCGTGACCAGATCATCGCACAAGCAAGAGCATGGCTTGGAAAGAAGGAATCCGACGGCAGCCATAGAGAAATTATTGATGTCTATAATAGCCACAAGCCCCTCGCCAGAGGATATGCCGTAAAATACACGGACGCATGGTGTGCAACTTTTGTTTCTGCCCTCGCCATCAAGTGCGGCCTGACCGATATCATTCCGACCGAATGCGGCTGCGGTCAGATGGTCACCCTTTTCCAAAAGCTCGGTGAGTGGATTGAAAATGATGCTTATCTCCCTTCTCCCGGCGATGTTATCTTCTATGATTGGCAAGATTCAGGTTCTGGCGACAACACCGGCTGGCCAGATCACGTCGGTATCGTCGAGGAGGTTTCCGGCAAGACCATCACCATCATCGAAGGAAATAAGAGCGATTCTGTCAGCAGACGCACGCTGCAGGTCAACGGCAAATACATCCGTGGCTATGGCGTGCCGAAGTATAGCTCCAGCTCCGATGCTTCCGCTCCAATCACTCCGGCAAAGACCGTAGACGAGCTGGCGCAGGAGGTGCTGGACGGCAAATGGGGAAATGGGACAGACCGTAAAGAGCGCCTTACCGCTGCCGGATACGATTATTCTGCCGTACAGGCAAAGGTCAATGCTCTGGTGAAAGCAAAGAGTGACTCCGCTGTTTTCTATACCGTGAAAAGCGGCGATACCCTCTCTTCCATCGCCCGGAAGTATGGCACCAGTGTTTCTGCAATCCAAAATCTCAACCCGACGCTCATAAAAAACGTCAACCTCATTCTGACCGGCTGGAAGATTAGAGTGAAATAACCGAATATCCCATCTGCTATGCCTGCGAGTGTTCTTCGGAATGACCGCAGGCTTTTTTATTTTCCTCCGCTCAAAACGGCCTGCAATCTCCAGTGGAAACTGGAGGTGGATATGTTATGCCAAACGAAAATACAAATGTTCAATCTGGATATTTTACACAGGAGCGGATTCAAGGCGATCTGGACTATGGCCGGGCGCAGGACATCGCCAAAAAGATGCTCGATGACGGCCTGATTTCTGTGGCTGAATTCAACAAATTAACCGCCATCAATCGGGAAACTTTCTCTCCCTTGTTCGCGGAAATAATGCCAGAAATACCTTGATATGTAGCGGCTTTAGAGTGATGTATAGACGTACGGAAAGGAGGGACTTCCCTTGAAAAAAGTAACAAAAATCGCGGAAGCAGCGAACACAAAAGTCAAGCTCAAGAAGATCAGGGTAGCCGCCTACTGCCGCGTCTCCACAGATTCCGATGCACAGCTTGAAAGCCTTGAGGCTCAGAAGACGCACTACGAAACCTACATCACTTCCCGTGATGACTGGGAGTTCGCAGGCCTCTACTACGACGAGGGTATCACCGGTACTAAGAAAGATAAGCGTCCGGAGCTCATGCGGCTCATCGGTGACTGCAAAGCCGGTAGGATTGATTTCATCGTTACGAAGTCTATCAGCCGCTTCAGCAGAAATACAACGGACTGCTTAGAGCTGGTCAGGAATCTGCTTGATCTGAACATTCCGATCTTCTTCGAGAAGGAGAACATCAACACCGGCTCGATGGAGAGCGAGCTTTTTCTGGCAATCCTCTCCGGCATGGCCGAAAGTGAATCTGTTTCCATATCAGAAAACAGCAAGTGGTCAATTCAGAAACGCTTCGAAAACGGAACCTTCAAATGCAGCTACCCACCCTACGGATATGATTGGGACGGCGAACAGATGGTAATCAACCCTGAGCAGGCAGCTGTGGTAAAAGAAATCTTCGCAGCTCTGCTCTCCGGCAAAGGCACACACGCCATCGCGGATGACTTGAACCGTCGCGGCGTTTCTTCCAAGCGAGGCGGACGCTGGACGGCCACAACTATACGCGGCATGCTTTCAAATGAGAAATACGTCGGCGACTGCCTTTTCCAGAAAACCTATTCTGATTCACAATTTGTCCGACACAACAACCACGGTGAGCAGACGCAATACATGGTCACGGATCATCACGAACCAATCATCAGTCGGGAGGATTTTGAGGCAGCAAAAGCTTTTATAAGTCAGCGGGCATCCGAAAAAGGCGTGACAAAAGGTACCGATAAATATCAAAACCGATATGCTTTCTCCGGCAAGATCATCTGCGGTGAATGCGGCGACACCTTCAAGCGCCGGATTCATAGCTGCACCGATCACAAATACATCGCGTGGTGCTGCAACACCCATATCAAAGATAAGAATAGGTGCCACATGCTTTTTGTAAAAGATGATGCGCTGAAGCAGGCATTCACCACGATGTTGAACAAGCTGATTTTTTCGCACCGGCAAATCCTGAAGCCTTACTTAGAATCGTTGAAAACCTCATCGTCAGATGATTCCCTTCACCGTATTCAGCAGATTCAAACCCTTCTGGCTCAGAATACCGAAAAGCGTGAGACTCTTACAATGCTCATGACGCAGGGAATCATTGATCCCGTACTCTACAGTCAGGAAACAAACGAACTGCTTTCTCAGGCAGACAGTTTCCGAGATGAGATTGAAGCCCTAAAGAATGAAGTCTCCGGAGATGTAAATAAAGTCACCGAAACCACAGCACTGATTCATTTCACAGAAAAGAGCGCTATGCTTCAGGAGTTCGACAAAGACTTATTTGACAGATATGTAAAGCGCATCATCGTTCATTCCAGAAACGATATCCGGTTTGAACTGAAATGCGGTCTGACGCTCAGGGAAAGGAAGTGAGGATATGGGACATACACCATACGGATACAGAATTGAAAACGGCTGCGCTGTGATTAACGAAGATGAAGCCGCTAAAATCAGGAACCTATACGAAAACTACCTCGCCGGAATGGCACAGTCAAAAGCTGCCATCGAGGCAGGAATCGAGACCTACCACAGCTCAGCCAAGCGCCTAATGCAAAACAGACATTACCTTGGCGATGATTTCTACCCTGCAATCATCGATCAGGAAACCTTCGACAAGGCAGAAGCGATTCGTCTGGAACGTGCCGGTAAGCTTGGAAGACTGAACCTTTTGAAAAGAGCAAAGCCTATAAAGGTTCCGACACACTTCTGGTTTGTAGAAGCTGAGAAAGAATATGAAGATCCGAGGCTACAGGCAGAGTATCTGTACAGCCTCATTGAAAGCGAGGCGATCTAATGGGAAATGTTATGGTCATCCCGGCCAAAAGGCAGGTCGGGAACACGGTAAAACAATCCGAACAGAAAAAGCTCCGAGTCGCAGCCTATTGTCGAGTCAGTACGGATTCCGACGAACAGGAAACCAGCTATGAGGCGCAGGTCACGCACTACACGGAGTACATCCAGAAGAATCCCGACTGGGAGCTGGCAGGCATATTTGCAGACGATGGCATATCCGGTACCAATACCAAAAAGCGTGACGAGTTCAACCGCATGATCGAGGAATGCATGACCGGAAATATTGACATGATCATCACCAAGTCCATCAGCCGATTTGCCCGAAACACTCTCGACTGCCTCCAATACATCCGGCAGCTCAAGGACAAGAACATTCCAGTCTATTTCGAGAAGGAGTCCATAAACACGCTGGATGCCAAAGGCGAGGTGCTCCTTACGATCATGGCGAGCCTTGCCCAGCAGGAAAGCCAATCCATGAGTGAGAATATCAAGCTCGGCCTTCAATACCGCTATCAGCAGGGCAAGGTTCAGGTTAACCACAACCGTTTCCTCGGCTATACCAAGGATGAGAACGGCAACCTCGTCATTGATCCGGAGCAGGCCGAGATCGTAAAACGAATCTACCGGGAATACCTCGAAGGCTCCAGCATGGACAAAATTGCCGCCGGTCTTATGGCTGACGGCATTTTAACCGGCGCAGGAAAAGAAAAATGGCACACCAGCACCATCAACAAGATTCTCCGAAACGAGAAGTATATGGGTGATGCGCTGCTTCAAAAGACCTACACCACAGACTTCCTGACGAAGAAGCGCATCAAGAACAACGGCACCGTACCTCAATACTACGTTGAAGGCGACCACGAAGCTATCATTCCGAAAGACCTCTTCATGCAGGTGCAGGCCGAGCTTGTCCGTCGCCGGGCAGTTCACATCAGCCCGACCGGAAAGAAACGAGGCTTCTCCTGCAATCACTGTTTTGCCCAGATGATTTTCTGCGGTGACTGCGGTGAGCTTTACCGACGTGTCCACTGGAACAATCACGGCTGCAAGTCTATCGTCTGGCGCTGCATCAGCCGCTTGGAGCCAAGCTCGGCAGAAATGAACTGCACCAACCGGACGGTAAATGAGCTCCTGCTTCAGGAAGTCACGGTCAAAGCCATCAATCAGATTCTGACTGAGAGCGATACCTTCCTAAAGCAGTTGCAAGCCAATATCGCCAAGGCTGTAGTCAGCGCTGACACCCTCTCGCCGGACGGCATCCAAGCTCGGCTGGAAGAACTGCAAAAAGAGCTTATCAAGAAGGCAAACAACAAGCAGGACTACGACGCCATCGCCGATGAGATTTTCCGCCTCCGGGAGCAGAAGGAACAGTCCGAAGTTGACAGCCACCACCGGGAAGAGACCATGAACCGAATCAAGGAGCTTCAAAGCTTCATCGCCAAACAGAAAACTGACATCACGGAGTTTGATGAGGCTCTGGTAAAAAAGCTCATCGAGAAGATCATCGTCTTTGCCGACCACTTCACCGTGGAATTCAAATCAGGGCTTGCAATCGAAATCGAAGCATAAAACAAGGCTTCCCTTATTACCGTAATGGCAATGTGGGAGCCTTGTGGCAAGTTCCTATACCTTTTTCTCAATCATCTCTTTACAAATAACGTGATTTCCTGCTCCAAGAGCCTAAATACATTTGCCACCAGATAACCATCAGCAATCGCATGATTTAGACGGACAGTCACAGGCATCACAAGTCTGCCGTTTTCCTCCCTGTATTTTCCCCAGTTGATGACAGGCGCAAAAAACATATGAACATCGGGCAGTTCAAGATGCATGGCATCATAAGACAGCCACGGTATACATGACGCATCAAACCAGTTGGGATGATTCATAATATCAAAACCATATTCTCTGGTCTTTTTTGCCTCTTCAGCATCACGCAGAGCTTCTGCGTAGAATTTCTCATAATCTTCATCGTATTCTGTATAGACAAGCGTGAAGGTTTCTGTATCATCATGAAAGATATACTGTATGGGATTGATCACATCATAACAGATCAGTTCGTCCGTTTCCCTAAGATACCCCATCCTGTAATCCTCGCGGGAATTCAGAACCTTTGACAGGATAAAAAGAAAGTTGATGTAAAACTTTGTCCCGATCTCTTTGGAATGATGAACAAGATCGGTAACATCAATCCTCGCTGTCATGGAAGTCGAACACGCACAATCTTCTGTGAAATGACGGAACACGCCTTTTCTATAGTAAGTTTCTTTATCGATCACCTTATAATTCATACTGCGTCAACCTCCGAAATAATGATCTGTTATTCCCTTTAATATATGGCCGCCTGTTGGTGCCGGCAATGTGGGAGCCTTGGTGTGTCTAAAAATGTAGTCGGTCATTTCAAAAGTAGTTTTATTACTTGTTCATAATCCTCGTCGATCAGAGTGACAGACTCGCCATTCTCATAGCAGCCCCTGATGTACGCCTGATTATCTTCTCTCAACTGCTGAACCGTAATATCCTCGTCTTCAAACCTTGATTCAATGTCAGAAGAATGTGCTTTTATCTCATCGAAATGTACATCAATGTAATTATCCGTCATTGCAAGGCATATAAATCGAATGTTTTCCAGATACTTATCATCAAAATCCGTCCGCCAATCAAACGGAATATAGCAGCCCTCCACAATCAGGTTTTGCTCATTCTCGATTGAGGTCTTTATCATTTCCCGGACGATTGGCCAAAGATACCCTGTTAACTCATCATCGTCTTCAGGTGTGAGATTGGTATTTCCACTCCGGATCAGTCCCATTTTCAAGTGATCGATGGACAGATACGGATAGTTGTATTTTTCGAGCATCTTTTGTGCAAGAAGCGTTTTTCCGGTGTGTGATGCACCCGTAATCAGTATGATCATTTTTTCCTCGTCAAGATTAAATTTGTCAGTATCGGTCTCCATATTCCTTTCGTGCTTCTGCCGTCCATTTGGAGATGAAATCCGTCTTCGCATCTGTATATGCATCCCGGTCATGCTCATATTGTTTCCAAAGCCGGAGCTTCAAGGTTTCATATTCTTTTGCCACGGCAGGATGCTCGTTCAAATAATCACGGAAGTACAGTTCATCATTGTCCCCTGCGTACCGCAGATGGATATGATATACTTTATCCGCAAATCCGTTTTCAGTATATCCCTCATTAAGTGAAATCCGGTTTGCCTCGGCGTACATGACGGTAAAACCGCTCTGTTCCAATAGTTGTGCTATATCTTTCATGTCAGTGCTTTTAGGAATCTCAATCATCACATCAACAATATTTTTAGCCCATATTCCCTGAATGGCGGTGCTTCCGATATGACTGATCCGCACAACAGCATGATCGGCTAAAAGACCGGTCAGCGTTTGCTTGATCTCATTGAAGCTATCTTTCCACCGATCATCGTGCGGCACAAGAAAGATGGGAAACAATGCCCATAACTCTTCCAATGTCATTTTAGATAAATCTTTTCCCATGCCAAAGGCCTCCATAAATACCGAGTTGTCGCCCTGACATCTATCTCACAGCCACAACTCCCAAACATCTAACCCGGCAACTCAACTTATTGACATCTATCGTGGCAACTCAACTCTCACACTTTTTGACCTGATTTACCTTTGGATAAGTTACCGAGAAGCGTTTGTCCTGTCTGATGCCAAATTTGCCCGATTGTCCGAAAACCGCAGTATTACTGGGCTTTCGCGCCTATTTTCCTTCGACCTTTGACATCAATACTACGCACTCAACATGCTTGGTTTTAGGAAAATTATCATAAGCTTTCAAATAAGTTGGCTTATATCCATAATCATCAAACTGTTTGAGATTTATAAACAAAGTCTTTGGATTGCAT